CTTCGGCGATCACAGCAACGAGAGCAACGCTGATGCGATCCTGTATCGCGTGGCGAAGGATCTCGTGAAGGCAGAGAAGCGCATTGACTGGAAAGAGTCGCTCACGATGGGCGGTCGGCACTGGTACGACACGCTGGATCTGCCAGGTGGCAAGACGGCGATGATCGTCCACGGCGATCAGTTCAGAGGCGGCGCATTTGGTCTGCCGTACTACGCCATCGCGAAGCGCGCGCAGGGCTGGAACCTGAGCGTGCAACCATTTGACTTCCTGCTCTATGGGCACTGGCACACGCCAGCGCGACTCGTCTTGAGTGACGGCGCGCACACGGTGTGGGGCAACGCCAGCATTGAGTCCAGCAATCGCTACGCCCAAGAGTGGCTCGCTGCATCTGGTACGCCAGCGCAGTGGGCGATCTTCTTCGGCAAGGACGGCCCGACGGCTGAGTATCTCGTGCGGCTTGATGGTCACGGTCGCAAAGCGCCGTGATCCGCAGACCTGCGATGTCTGCGAGGAGCCATCTGAAAGGGTCTACGCCTTCGGCGCGCTGATCCTCGGCATTGACCTTCGCACCGGCGATCAGATCGTCAACGAACACCGCATCTGTTCTGGCTGCCTTGAAGTCTTGGTTGACCTCGTGCTCCACGATCAGATCCCTCCCGAATGACTACGCCTCTGCCTTCGGGCAGGGGTCTAGGGCTGGAGGTGGCTGGGCGCGAGCCTCCCGCTGCCTGACCTCCTCCAGCCCGCCACACCCTATTTCGTGCGTGAAATGGGGTGTTGACGGTGGGGGTGGTACGGGTGTACGCTTACCCCACGAGGAGGGAAGACAGCCCTCCCGAAGATCTAGGAGGTCAAAATGAAAATGACAAAGGCTCAGACCGGAAAGGTTCTAGATCAGGTGAGCGAGTGGATGCGAGCCGGAGTGCCAGCCTACATCACCAAGTACGAGGCATTCTCTCTTACGAATGGCAAGGTTGGCAGCCCAATGGGAATCAACCACTCATATGAAGCGATCCATCTCCGAGATGTTGCGCTTGGAATGCTAACGGCAAAGGCGGTGCGCTGATGAGGACGATGATCTTGGACGCACTCGCACTCGTAGCGTTCATCGCGTCAATGATTCTGCTCCTAGCAGTGGGGTCAATGCGATGAACGACAAACTGAATCTTGATGACCTGTTCGTCGTCATCGGACAGGATGACGAAGTGAACGCGAAGGTGAAGAAGGCACTCGTCGCAAAGATTGCAGACGAATGGGAAGGGCCTTACAAGCCCAAGCCCGCGAAGCGCCGGAAGGCGAAGAAGGAGGCAAAGTGAAACTCAACCGCAGAACCCAGCCGCTCGTCTACACGCGAGTGGCGATGAAGCCAAAGACCGAAGTGCAGCGCGACCGTGAGGAGCAGGATGCGCTGCTGCGCGACGCCGTGCTGCTCGCGTATGGCTTTGGATTTCTAATCTTCCTGTTCTTGGTCATCCGCTAATGCCGGTTTACGAATACCGCTGCGGCGATTGCGGGGCGCGTGAGGAGCACACGCACTCAATCAAGGAGATCTACAACCCGAGGTGCGCCAAGTGTGGGCGCTGGATGCGGATGGTCTACACGCCCGCCGCATCGGTGTTCATCGGCGAGGGCTGGGCAAAGAAGGATCGGCAGAAGAAGGAGGCAAAGTGAGCAATCGGTACGAGTTCGTGAAGGCAGAGCAGCGCAGCCCTGAGTGGTTCGCACTCAGGAAGGACGGCATCACGGCGACGGAGGCGGCGGTCATCGCCGGTCTCTCGCCGTACAAAACTCCCTATCAACTCTGGGCAGAGAAGCGTGGAGCCTACACGCCTGATCCAGTCGGGCCAGCCGCCGTGCGCGGCATCCTGCTTGAGAGCACGGTCGCGGAGTTCTACGAGATGGAGACAGGGCGTGAGCTGCGACGAAGCAACGGCATCGTGAGGCTCAAGGACATCCCGTGGGTGATGGCATCGCTGGATCGCACCATCGTCGGCGAGGAGGGGCTTGTTGAGATCAAGACGAGCACCTCGCCGCGCTGGAGCCTGTACCCCGTGCCGCCCGAGGTAGAAGCCCAAGTGCAGTGGCAGATGTTCGTGACGGGCGCACCGTGGGTGGATGTGGCAGCCCTCTTGGGCGGCCTCGTCTTCCGCATTGAGCGCGTGGTTGAGGACTTTGAGTTTCAGACGCGGCTCTACCAAAAGGCAATCGCCTTCAGGGATTGCGTGATGAACGGCACGCCACCGGCGCTGCAAGGCGAGGACTCGGACGCGCTGGCTGCGGTCATCCCGTGGTCAGGCACCGATGAGTTCGCGCAGGCGAACGAAGGCATCGAGCGCGTGGCTGCGCTCTACGCCGAGAAGCAGTACGAGTCCAAGTTGCTGGATCAGGAGTTGCAGAATCTCGCGATCTCGCTCAAGGAGGCGATTGGCGAGAAGGCAGGCGTCTACGGCGAGGGCTGGCAGGCGACTTGGAAGCAGAACAAGCCGACCGTCAAGACGGATTGGGAGGCGGTGGCAGAGGTCGCAAAGGCGGTCTCGCCAGAAACCTACGAGTTGGCGCTCAAGACGCACACCGTAGAAAAGCCTGGGGCACGGGTCTTCAGGTTCAAGACAGAGGAGGTGGACAAGTGAGTCGTTGGAATCCAGTGACGCCAGAGGAGCGCAACGCGCGCCGGGCTTGGTTTGCAGAATATCGCGCTCGGCCAGAGGTCAAGGCGCGGGAGACCGCGCGAAGGGCGGAATACCAAGCCCGTATAGAGGTCAAGGCTCGGAGGGCGGAACGCTACTCACGGCCAGAGTTTCGTTTGGCGCGGAAGGCAAAACAATACAACTTGAGCGTTGGGTACTTAGGGGAGTTGCTTACGACTGGTTGTGTGGCGGCACTCTTCAATCATTCAGATCCGTGCTTGGGCCCAATGAGCATCGATCACGATCACGGTTGCTGCCCTCAGAGCAAACGCAGTTGCGGAAAATGCGTGCGCGGCGCACTCTGCAACCGCCATAACGCGGCTCTCGGCTGGTACGAAATAGCGTCTCCGTGGGCAGGCAAATACCTAGCAAGGTATCAAGCGAATCAAGAAGGAGGAAGATCGTGAGCAAGCAAATCGCAGCAGCGCTGGCAGCGCCATTCGAGGAGAAGGATCTCAAGCATCGCCCAGGCAGGGCAGGGATGACCTTCACCTACGCCGACGCGCGAGCAGTCGCGCAGCGGCTGGATGATGTGCTCGGCATCGATGGCTGGCAGTTTGAGGTCAAGGTCGCAGACGGCGCACGCAATGTCGTCCACGGCTCGCTTGCCGTCGTCATTGGCGGCAAGACCACGATCCGTCAGGACTTCGGCTACCCCAACTCCGCTCAGGACGATGAGCCGCTCAAGAGCGCGGCCTCAGATGCGCTCCGCAGGTGCGCCGCGCAGATTGGAGTCGGCAGGAGCCTCTACAGCCCAGAGAGGGGTCTAGCGCCAGCGCGGGCGGCAGCGCCCGTCTCCGTGGCTCCAGCACCCAAATCCGAAGGGTTCACAGGCGCGACAGATGACGAGATCCTCGCAGCGAAGGCTGCGATGCTCTTCGCGCAGTCGGCGACCGAGGATGCGTGCAGCCACGGCGAGGAGTGGCGGCTCAAGCCAGGCGGCATCTCCAAGACGACGGGCAAGAAATACAACGAGTTCTGGGCCGCCTCGCACAAGGCTCCCGACGGCTCGTGGTGCAAGGAGAAGCCGAGCATCAAGTGGATCGCAGGCAAGAGCGCACCGGCACCGAAACTCGTGCCTGAGGAAGAACTCAGCGACTTGCCGTTCTAGATCATCTACGGCGGGTTGGGCGACTGTCTCGCTCAGCCCGCCACAACAGACGGAGGCATAAATGGCGTGGATCAAGAAGGACACTCGGACGCTCAAGGACCCGAAGATCGTAGAGCTGCTCGCCCAGCCGAAGGGCGCGGAAGCCTATGTGCTCTGGGATGCGGCGCTCTTCGAGGCGTACCACCAGACCCCGAAGGGGGAGTTCGCGAACGAGGCGCACCTCAAGGCGTGCGTCGCCGGTGTTGCGGACATCAAGCACCTCAAGAGGCTGCTTGGCCTCGGGCTGCTCACGAGGGGCGAGGGCGGCTCGATCATCGTCACGAACTGGGGGAAGCATCAGGCTGACCCTACGGCGGCAGCCCGAAAGGAACGCTTCAAGAACGCACACGGAACGGAACTGGAACGAAATCAGAACGCTCTAGATAAGAATAGAACAGAACAGAGAGAGAATAGACTCTCTTATTCTAAGAGCGGGATAGCGAGTATTGGCGAGATTCTGGCTCAAGGAGGCAAGAAATGACTGTGTTTGGACACGGAAATGAGACCTTTGAGGAGCGACAAAGCAAGGCGATCAACCTTGCTGAGGAGTTATTCAAGGAGTGGGCGAAGGCCAATCACATCAGCGTGTATCGGCTTGGCTTTGACGAGAAGGGTGAGCGCCTACCGCAATGGCACTTCAACCTGCTCCCAGAGGTCATCCGAAAGCTACCAGACTTCGTGGCGATCGGGCGTGAGCGTAGGATCGTTGAGGTCAAGGGTACGCCTCGGCTCAAGAAGGTTGACTACGACCTGCTCGATCAGCGGGTGTCGTGGTTCAGCACGCCTGAGTCGCCACTCTGGTTCGCCTTTTGCTTCAGGGGCCAGCCACCGATCTGGAAAACGCCAGAGCAGGTGAAGGCGCTCTATCAGCGAGAGCAGGATCAGCGCTTTGAGAACGATGGAGTCGTATATCGCCGGCTACGGCTGGAGAGTGAGGTTGCCATATGACAAGCAAAGAGGAGATGCTGATCCTAGCGATCAGGTCATATGTAGCTGAGCACGGTTTCGCGCCGACCGTCCGAGAGATCGCAGAGATCCTCGGCGTTGGACACGGGACAGCCCAGCGGCTGCTCCAGAGCCTTGCCGATAGTGGCAAGATTGAGAAGCGAGACCGCGTAGCCCGTGGTTATCGCATAAGGGGGTTGTGATGGCATTCACAGACTTGGTGCAATGGGCCGCGATGTGCGGCTACGAATACAAGCAGATCCTCAAGACGGAGCACGAGACCTGGGTGGTCGTCATCGCTGACCGCGATGGCAGCGAGATCACCTGCGAAGCAGATACGCAGGAAGATGCCGTGATGGGTATGATCCACCGGCTTAGCGCAATGCTGGAAGGAGGGCAACACAATGGCGGCAAAGAAGGCACCTGCGAAGACTGCGGCAACTAAGGGCAGCGTCGGGGTCTGGGCACCTGCGTTCTGCAATGTCTGCTCAAAGACGATTGCCGATGGCAAGCAGGCACTA